TTAGTGCCTGCTGTTGTTCTTATGCTCCATATAGGACGGAAAGCATCTATGGTTGATAGCCTCATCCAAAACTCAATGGTAAAATCTCCTCCTCTTGGAATGGGGTTTTCTATTATCATATAATCTTCAGTGCCATCAAATAGTGCGGAACTACCACTAAAATATGATTGTGCGGTATCCACCTGTGTGTTACCAAGTGCTTTAACACCTTTCTTGCTTCTACCACAATCATCCAAGAATGTTGTCATTCCAGTCTGTCCATTAAAATGGAATAGTGCCAGTGTGTTTGCATCGTTGGTGAATGGCTCCGTCTGTGGTGTGAATGATGCCGTGTAACGACAGGTATTGGAAATTCTCAATTCATCTATGTAGCCATCAAAGTCCAAATCATAACCATTACCAGTTCCGCCCAGTGCAACATAACCTGCGGCTATGGTTGCTGAACTATTGCTGGTTCCTATCAGTGTTCCATTAAGGAAAAATCTTACATCGTTGGAACTATCTCTTGATGCCGCAAAGTGATACCAAGTATCTGCTGAAGCATTGGTAGTGTCACTGATTGTGGGACCACCATTGATTGTGAATGTGGGTTTTCCGTAGAGCAATCCCATCCAACTTCTTCCCACAGGGTTGGCATCACCATATGCTCCATATATGCTGGTTGCCAGAAATATTGAACCCGTGCTTACATTGTCAAATCTTATCCATAATTCCCAGGTAAATTCTCCAGTCCTTGGAACAAGAACATAATTGCTGTCATCATCTCTACCAAGTGCTATAATATCATTTGTGCCGTCAAATACCGCACTGGCACTACCAAACTTGCTTTGTGCTGTTGATATTTGTGCATTGTTTATTGCTGTGGCAACAACGGCATTGCCTCTGCCCTGTGTGCCATTGTCATCTAGGAAGAGGTTGCTTCCATCCGTTCCGTCCATATGTGTCAAAAATAGTGTGTCACTATCATTGACAAATGGTGCAGTTGGAACCGTTATTGTGGCACCTGAATATCTTGCGACACTTGAAATGCGAACTTCATCTATCCAACCATTACCGCCCTGGTTGAAAGGCAATGCGCCAGTGTAGGAAGCACCAATACCAAATTGTCCTGTATCTCCCCATATGGGATTTGTAATCGTTACTGCTTGGTGTCGTGTTCTGGTTCCATTGATATAAACATCAAAATATTGATTGACTGAATCGTATTGTATCACGACGTGGTGCCAAGTATCAAGTGCCAATACCGTGGGTTCAATACCACCTAAACTTTGGACTCCGCCCGTTCCACTAATATTGCGGGCTACGAAGTTGGACTGAATTTTTTGATCAAGATTTCTCCATATTATGAAAGATGTGTAAGCATTACCACTGCCCGTTCCCTGACAATGTAAGAATGCACTATTATCATTGGGATCTGTATCAACATTGAAAAACAACTCCACCGTCCAACTACCTTCATATCTCCAAAAAATACTATTAACATCAACAGCACTTCCTGTGCGTAGATAATCGCCCGTTCCATCAAAGAGAGCACTTGCGCCGCCAAACTTGCTCCTTGTGGTATCAATCTGTGCGTTGCCTATTGCACTTAATCCAACCGCACTTCTACCAACTCCATTGTCGTCATCAAAGTATGTGCTACCATCCGTGCCGTCCATATGCATCAATAGTAGAGTGTTGTCATCATTGACGAAGGGTGTGGTGCTGGGTGTGAAACCTGAAGTGTATCTTGCGGTATCAGATATGCGGACTTCATCTAAGTGTCCATCAAGATAGTATGTGCTGTATTTTGCAAGATCCAGTGTGGCTGTGATTGTTCCGCTGTATGTGCCAGTGGTATTCAATGTTCCATTGTGATATATGCTTATGGTGGATCCTGAACGCACACAGGCCGCGTGATACCAAGTTGAGGCATTAATTGTTACTGGGACCAGTGTTACCTTGCTTCCTGCCTTGTAGAAATCAAGAACGGTATTGCCACCGTCGTAACCAATATAAAATAGGTGTCCATCTGAGAATGTGAAAAAAGGAACCAATCCACTGCCTGGAAGGTTATCTACACGATACCAACACTCTATGGTAAAATCGCCATCAAGCGTAATTGTGTTGAATGCCGTAACATAATCACCACTTCCATCAAAGTCCGCAGAACTACTACCAGTCTTGTATTGTGCGGTGTCTATCTGTGCGTTACCAAATGACTGTATGCCCGCCTTCTTGCGAATGACTTCAGCCTCAGCCGCCACCGTTGCCTGGAATGCGAGGAGTGTTATTCTATTTGCGCCTAATGGCATAGTCTATCCTCCTATTGGAAATCCGTTGCTATTGATGCCCAGTAATTTGTTCCGTCGTAATAAACAGAAACAATGCTGAATGATGTTAGTGTTGTGCTACCACCCGCAAATTTATAGCCACTTGCTCCAGTTGCCGTTCCTGAACCCGTAACAATCAGTGTCACGCTCTGTCCAGTGATTGCACTCGTAAATGTTGGCAGTGTTAAACCTGATGTAATTGTTACCGTCTGAACATTACCGTTGGCAACATTAATCGTTGGTGTATCCGTGCTACCCAATGCGTAGGGAGTTTCGTAATAGTTAATGTTATTAACAATTGATTTGCCCCCACTATTAGGGTTTAGTGTTACATCACCGCCTGCATTTGAGTTTGTGATTGAAAAATCATTTGAATCCAAATTTGCCGCCAATTGCGGACCAAAATCACTTGATAGGTTGAAACTTGCCGCCTGGGCTTCCCAACCGCCTGCTCCATATTGAAGAATATTTCCCGTTGATGGGCTTGAAATGGTAACATCACTTAAATCACCAAGACTTTGATTGAATGAAACATTCTGCCATTCACTGCTTCCACTGTTGTATGTTAGATAATGTCCATCAGCCAATCCTGTGATGTTTGTGTCCGTTAAGGCATCCAGTGTTGATGAACTTGAAAGTGTTGAGTTAAGCCACTGGCTTGTTGCGGAATCGTATGCCAACACCTGTCCATTAGAAGCGGCTGTGATGGTAACATCACTTAAATCACCAATGTTTTCATTGGTAATGTTTTCTAATTTGTCGTTATTTAGGTTGGTAAAATTAGCATCACCTTCTGCAAAAGTGAGTGCTGAGCCCTTACCTGATCTCGTTACTATTGTTGCCATCTTAATGCACTCCTTCTAATTTTTTTATCAATTAGGGGATAACTGGTATCCCCTAATCATAAGCCTATTTTATTAAGCAAGTGAAATTGTTAAGTTTCCTGAAGAAACTTGAAAAGTATCACCACTTTCAATAGTTTTAGAAGTTGTTACTGCTCCGTAGAAAAGAACATTTCCTGCTGAAGAAGCATCCATTACTGCCACGTGAGTAATTGTTCCCCAGTTGGCTGTTGCCGCTGAAAAAGTTACTGTTGCAGAGTTAGATGCACTTCCACTTGAAGCCGCACTAAATGAAATTGCTTCACGAGCATATGCTGTTCCTGAAGACGAAATTTCAGTCCAACTTCCTGAACTGTTACTTTCTAACCCACCATCACTTGTGAAAAGTGCTAGGTATCTACTAGAGGCTGGTGTGTATGCTGTATTACCCAATACGTGATCTAATACTTTATCTTCTAGATAATCGCTGGCTGCTGACATATTATTTCTCCTTTTTAATATATTGTCTGAAAAAACAGACAACATCAAAGGTTGCCTGTCTGCGTATGTATTTACCTCAAAACCTCAAAAAACCTCAAAAAACCCTAAAAAAAGATTTTCAATGCCTAAAATGCTTGGAATCTTGTTCTGCTGGTAAATGTCCAGCCTCTAGAGTTTTCCAGGAATTGCCTTGCAGTTGCGCCTGTTTTATATGTGCCACTACCATATGTGGTTGTTGTTTCACTAATATCACTAGGAATAAACACTTCGTGATTACCCCAACTACTATATGCACCTGTTGCCGCATTTGCCCAATCTACCAGTGTTTTATTGTAATTTACTTCACTTATGTTAGTCTGTTCCAATCTTATGTATGTGTAACCACTGCTGGTAGGAATTACTCCTGGAATAAAATTGCCCATTGGTTGGTTATACTGCCTGTTATTTCTAAATGCGGTTGGAAATGCCTCTTGTGTTTTACTTAAATCCCAACCAGTTGTGTCTATGTTCATATTAGTCATATTTTGGAAGGTTCCATTAAATGCAGTTGTGGCACCAACTTCTCTATATCTAGTCCAATCCCAGTATTGCATATTGGTTGGATTTGCCAGACAATTAAAGAACATACTTTCTTCTCTTAAGTCTGCATTTCTACTTGCATCAGTTGCCATATAAGTTGGAACTTGGAATCCTGTGTATGGAATACGAGCAAATAATTGTTGGAAGACGAAATCATTTGTGCCTACATCTGTGAATGTATTAACACCCCAACAGCGGAATTCCTTAATTTTATTGTAAAAATTACTATCAGGACCCGTCATACCAAATCCTTTCAGTTGTTCATTGGCAATTACCCTTACCCTGTATTCACCGTGGCTTGAGTATGTATGGTTATAATTTCCACCCTGTATGATGTTGGTAGTATTGCCGTCACCCCAATCTATGCTCACACCAGAATAAGAAGTAAATGCTGTGCGCCAATCTACTGGAACTGAAATGGTTGTGCTGTTTGTTAGAGAACTTCCTTGATAATCCGTGCTATTCAAGTTGGTATTGAATATCATAGTCAAGTCAGTAACCGTTTCAAGTTCTGCAACAGGATTGATGTTTATGTTTGCATCAAATTCAGCAATTGGATTGGTAACAGTCGTTGATACAGCATCCATATTACTGCCTGTAACCGTTGTTTTAACAGCATCAATAATCATAGTTCCAAAACCTGTATTGCCTAAAATTATATCTGTAGTCTTAATTGCAAATGTATTCATAGTTGCATTGGATTGTAAAACTTTCTCAACTTCTCTAATTCTATCTCCAGTAACTGTGGTTGAAACTGAACTGCTAATATTTGCAGTTTCTTCTTTTAGGAATCCACCAAGAACATTTGATGTTGCTGTTGTGTCTAGGTTAGCACTGTAACCTGTAATTTTTACACGGCTGTCTTTAAAATACTGATAGAAGTTTGCCTGCAACAATGCACCCAATCCACCTGGTGAATAGGTAATTGATGTTGTAAAGTCCATCGCATCATTGATGTTTGCCGCAAGTTGTTTAATCCTAGTAACCAAAGTGCTGGCTGTGAATACCACGGGCTGTGTGCTTATGCCTTGTTCATTTCTACGGAATGAAAGAAGATTTGCGATTGCCTTGCTTGGTGATTGATTGCCACCAACATCCTTAAAAAATCCTTCCGTTAGTTCAAATACATAATCTTCACCATCAACAAATGGAATGTTTAGTTTGCTAAAATCAATTGATATGGTTGTTGGTATTACTATGTCAAGCAGTGCCGTTGAAGCAAGTTCAGGGCTGGGTCCTGCTTTGTAATTGACAAGATTAACAGTTGAAGCAACCATATTCACGGATACTGGTGATATTCTAACTCTTATGTTATCACAAACAAAAGAACAGGAAGAACTGATTGATGCATTGGCTGTGATTAAGTCAGCAAAGTTCTCAACAACCATAGGCTGATTGTTGCTAAAACTAGTTCTTACCGTTGCTATTAACTCTGCTGTAATCGTCTTTATCGCCATAATCTATCCTAACTGCTGTATGTTATCGCAGGGTCGTTACTATCAATCTGCGCCACAACATTTCCATTTCCATCTCTTATTATTAATTTACCATCACCTGGTTCCACCACTCTATTGAATTGAAACTCTAGTCCAACATCCTCAATTGGTGGTTGCGTTCTTGCATCATATGTTGGTAATTGATGCGTGTCAGGTGCATCCGTTTCCCAAGCAAGTGTGGTTGTATCACTTACACCTGCAAAATCTTCTTGGCATTCTAAATCCTTTATTACCGCACTATCAATGTTTATATAATATCCAGTTCCTGGACGGAATATTCTAGTAGGATTAATTATTAGGTAGTTGAAACTAGGGTTTGATAAATTCCAATCTGATGGGGAACTATCAGGAACCGCACCAGTGCTAACTGTTGTCGCAACATACTGATTACTATCATATAAAACAATATCACCTATTTGATAAGTTGTTCCTGCCGCCCAATCACCCCTATCTGCATTAACATTGTTTGAAAAATTATGTAACCATCCTACCCTCTGTGCCGTAAATGTATCTCTTAAATCAATTGTTTGATGTAAGGAACCGTCTGCTTCATAAATGTGTAATTCTGCTGGTGCAACATCCTTGATATCAATGTTTCTATTGAAATTTATTTTTATGTTTGATAGAATATTAACCTTTTCTTTGTTGGTATCATTTGAAAAGGGATCACTGCATAATTGATAACTTGTTATTGCCAGTGCTGGTGCAACAGTAAAGATAAAGGTATCCGCCTTGTTTTCAACTTCAATGCTTACGGGCTCACAGGAACCACGCTGTGTAGAGGCAATACCTGCAGGAACACTTAATCTATAAACTGTGTCATTGTTTAGTGTCAATGTTCCAAAATTTAAAATAGCATCTGCTGTTGTTGTTTCTACTCCAAAAGCATCTGTTTCTATTTTATCTTCTAATGTTGCTGAACTAACATTCTTGCTCGTAATTGTTGCTCCAGTTGTGTGATTTCTTATCACAACCGTGCCAGTTCCCTTGATAACTGTTTCTCCAAAAGTTAATTTTAACTCCTGTCCAGTTTTGCATACCGTTCCTGTTGGTGATGCAGTATAGGTAAGTGGTGTAAATGCTGGCGGTGTAAATGTTGCCAGTGTGTATGATGGAACTTGATAAGCATCAACAACATAAGGCGCAACGGTAAAATACCAAGTGTTGGGATCGTTAATTTCTTGGTTGGGACAACCACAGTGTTCAACAACACCCTCATCAATCAAGATGTAATAATCTGTTCCTAATTCTCTTTGTGCCGTAAATGGTATCTCCACTATGTTGCCGTGTATGATTAAATCGTTTGATGCGACACTTTCAAGAAGAACACCATCAGTCTGATACAGATAAACAAAACCACTTCCACTCTTTGTTATGTCCTCATAGATAGTGTTTGTATTGCTTAGATATGTTATGAAATAACTGCCAGTATTAGGAACTAGGTTTCCTGTTAGGCTACAATCCAATCCTCTCTTGGTTGGAGCATTTGGTAGAGTTGTTGTTTTGTATAATTGGCAAACTACTGGTGTTGGTGGAACAACAGGTGTTTGGAAATTGCAACCTGATAAACAATTTGCGGCAGATAGCAGTTGCCATTCACCATCCGTTGCATTCCACGCCAATACATCCTTGTTGTTTGTTCCATTAATTAGTTTGGCAGTGACATTGGTTGTTCCACTTGCCGTCAAACCATTTGTAAAATTTATGCTGGCTGTGGTTGAACTAACACTTACATCATCTGCTTTTATTTCTAAATTAGATGAAACAACAAGACTGCCGCCTGCGGCATCACCAAGAATATCAACACCAGTTTCATCTTCAAAAATATCAAAAATCTTTTCAAATATACTGCCAGTGCCCGCATCACCACCAAATAAACCATCAACGCCCTTTAACAAATCAACTAGGGCAAGTGCAGTCAATAATCCGCCAGTGCTATCAACAGCAAATGTATCTGGGCTAATAACATCAGTAACCTGTTCAGGAACGAATTCAACCAATCCACTAACTGTTGAATAAGGACCCACCGTAATGTTGTTGAATCCTCTTGTCTTGATAAAAAAATCACTTTCTTCTAGTGCATCATATTCTAAATTTACTGCATCCCCACTGTTGAATACACCACCACCAACGGGTCTCTTGGTTGCCAATAGACTGTAACTTCTATTGTCATCCACTGGCTCCGTTGTATCATATGTTATCCAGTATTCTATACCTTCAACAACCCCCGTTGGTGCTGTTGTTTCAACTAATATTCTTGGACGAGTATCTCTTTCAAATTTTGTAACCTGCGGAGTTCCTGGAACCCCTATGCTTCCTATTGTAACAATGCCTGTTGAATTAGTTCTTGTGTAACGGAATAAATCAGCAGTTGAATAAACATTGGCGTCATATTCAAGTGCGTTAATTTCCATTCTAAGTGCGCCTAAATCATCCTGCCTTTCACTTATGCTAATAATTCTAAATAGTTTGTTTGTCCAGCCTGTTCTTGAATTTGTGATATCAATTACATCGCCTGCTCTTAGATTGATGAAACTGTAATCAGTTTCAAACCTAATCATTAAATCAACTCTGCTTTGCTTTAATTCAATGAAACCTAATAGTTCTGCCTGAACGGGTTCGTTTATTATGTCATAGGCAAGATTGAGTGTGTTATCATATTCGTTTGAATTTCTGTCTGCTGATGGAATTTCCGCAGTAACAAAATCAGCCGTATCTCTAATGTCTCTGTGTGGAAACTCCACCTTGACTTCATTGTAAAGATTTTCTAATCCTGTTCCCTGTATGCTAATATTGCCTAGGATATTGCTATCACTAAATGATGCTGAACTGGTATCAGTTCTGTTTATGATTACACCCCACAAACCCTCGTGGATGTCATAACTTAACCAACTGGCGCAGGCGTTACATATTTTTTCAATGTTTGAATTGACTGTTTCTGACGTATCCAACAGTCCATTAATTTGATATCTATTTGTTAGTGTCTGTCCAACACCACCAGTTTCATCCTCATAGGTAACGGAAGTATTTGAAAAGGTTTTTAGTGTGCTTAGGCTACCATCCAAATCACTAGGGCTGATGTTTGCACCATAGATACCATTGGTTAGGTAATCATACAAAACATCGCCTGGATTTTTAAGGCTGTTTGCCACTTGAAATGTTAAATTGCCTAGTCCTGTTACGCCCTTGTCCCTATTGTAATCAACTCTGACTATTGCGAACACTAAATTCGTCATTGGGTGTGTTGCACCAGCCCAACCTGGCATAATGCTGTGTGCGTCAGGATATGACGCATTAGTATAGCCATCTGGCACTATACCTGAACTGCTGTTACCAGCATAACAGTATATTCTAACCTGATTTGCTAGGCTTCTATCAATGTTGCCTTCTCTATCTACAGTGTAACTAACGGTGATACCGTCAGTATCAAAAACTATTCTATTGTCATTCCAATAAACATCTCTAAAATTGTATGAACTGGCTGTGCCGCTTAAATCAGTGCCTGTTTTCTCACAGAGTGTTAGGCAGTAATACATAGTTCTATTATCTGATGTTAATTCAGCATCAGTTATGATACCGCCAAAGTATGCTTCACCATAAAGAACTGGAATCTTGTTTTCTGCGGCTGGTGGAACCTGTAATCTTACGCCTTTGTCTATGTTTGCGGCTGAGTTGGCACCATAGTTGTTGTCCTTGATTGCGTTCTTGCTTAATTTATTGACAGCAAAGCCAAGCAGTGCCGTTTTTGCCAATGTTGCACCAATACTGTTGCCACCAAGAAACTTAACAGCCTTCTTTCCATAGTTAAGTATTCCTGATAAAAAACTCATTACTTGGGTGCTCCAAAGTTGAAGTTACTCTTGGTAAGTGCAACCACCCTATCCATACTTTCATCAGTTGGATAGTATAATTTTTGATCTATTGGATTAGTTCTTCTTCCAGCAACCTTGTTATTCAACTGTTCAACAACATTTGTGCAGGTTAGGATTAAACTTATGGAGCCAGTATCACTGCCACTCTCTAAATCGTCACTGATTTCAAAGTTGCTTACTATTCCACGGAATTTTCCAGTGGGGTTACCACTTATAGAAAGCAGTTCTCCAGTTTCTACATCAAAGAAACCACGATAGACAGTAACTTCACTGCCCTTTACCTTGTTATTGAGTATGTCACTGATGTTTCCACTGGGTATTCCACTAATAGCCAATGAAAGTTCCTGTGGAGCCGCCCTTAGATTGCTGTCTGTGTCATTTACACTTAATAATTCACCCAATCCAGTGTAATTTACACTGTCTATAGTCAATTCCTTGTGGTAATCACTGAATGTTAGTGTGCTGTATCCAGGAATAACCAACTTGACAAAGAAATTAGTCTGGATGCTGGTATAAGCAGTTAGGTTAATTGCCATTTAGAGTGCCTCCGCAAATACAAAACTGCCACTCCAACTAATTTGATCCCTAGAAAATATAGTCCATTGCGGTAAATCCACGCAAATTACATCCCAGGTAACATTCTGTCCTACATAAAGAAGGTAGGAACCAGCACTTTCACGAACTGGGCGATGTAATTTTACAGTCGTTTGATTGAATGCAACATCTTCCGTTACGGTATAAACACTGCCACTACTGCCTAATTGAATAAAATCACCTGCCTTAAAAATATAACCACTTAGGAGTGTTGCTCCACTGGTAATTGTTACAGTGTTACCACTTGAATATGAAACATTAATTGCACTGGTGTTGGTTAAATCACCCTGATAGCCACTTATGTAACTGTGTCCAGCACTGTTAATCTGTATCTGTCCCACAGTTGTTCTATCCAATGCTTCAATTGCCTCTATAAGAGGACGATACTCAGTCCAACTGGGTCCGTCTGGAAGCCTTACATTAAATTCCCATACTTGTCCGCCTAGGCTGGTTGTTTTAATCGTTCCATCTCTGGATTGTGTTTGTGCAACCCTCTTTTTCTTGTTTATGCTAAGACTTTCTGCATTGTCTATAACAGTTTGAAATGCTGTTGTCATATGTATTATCTCCTAGTCTGTGGCACACTTCTTCTACCCTGTTCTACCACTGCGTTGATGAATTGCGGGTCTCTAGCAACCAATTGTTTGAAACTTAAGGCATCAACTGCGTTTATGTTATATGTAATGTTGTTTCCAATACCTTCCGTTGGAGTAACTCTGTTACCTGCGGCACCTGCCAATAATTCAGGGCCCCTTTCACCAACTAAGACTGGTGAATTGCTTGGTATGATACCACCATTTGCAAAACCTAGAATATTTTTTAGTCCCCCAAGTATAACACTGCCGCCACCCTGTCCGCCACCAAACAGTCCTGCAATCAATTGCCTTACTTGGCTTCTAAGTAAGTCTTCTAGAATGCTGTTTAGGAATCCTCTAAATTCAAATTTACCAGTCTTTGCAAAATTAACGATTGCATCTTCCATTCCCTTGGTTGTTTTTTCAAAAATTCTCTGTGCCTGCTTTGCCGCATTGGTGGCATTGTCTGCATAGTCTTCAAAAGCCTTTTCCCAACCATATTCAAATGTTCTTTGATTTTCTTTTTCCTGTTGGATTAAATCATCCAACTGTTTTGCCGCATCCTGCCTGCTCTTGATTGTTTCATTTGCACTCTTTCTTATTTCCTCAAGTGCTTTCTTGAGTTCTGCCTCATCTGCATCCTTAAACTGTGACTTAATTCTTGCTTCTGCTTCCTTAGCCAGGCGTTTTTCTTCTAATTCAATTTCTCTTAATTTTTTCTTTAGTTCATCCAAACCAAAAAGTTCAACTTCCTCAAAAGCCCTTTCCTTTCTAGTTTCAGCATCAGCAAGTATTTTATTGATTTCTTCAGTTGTTTTCTTTGCTTCTTTTTGAACATTGCCAAGTGCCCTGTTAATGCTTTCAACTGCTTCTGCATATAATTCAGGCCCTATTTTTCCAGCCTCTAAATCTCTGCTTAATTGTTCAAGTGCATCCTTGGCAAATTGTGTTTCTCTTACAGTGTCTTGGCTTGATTTAATTAGGTTGGAATAGAAATTTTCATATGTATCAGTTTCAGCAGTTAGTTTGTCAAGTGCTTCCTTGTAACCATTTACTGCCTTTTCAGCATTTCTAATTTCCTGTTCAATTGAAACAGTGCTGTTTTCTAAGTCCTTGCCACTACCAACTAATTTTTGTTGTGCTTCCTGCAATGACTCCAGTGTCTTAACAGCAAGTTCATAATTGTCCTTGGCTTTTTCAATAGGAGTTCTAAAATCAAGTTTGCTGTATTCAGTTGCCTTCTTGATTACATTTTCGTATGGTTTGATTATTGCCTTTAGGGCATCATCTAAATCTTTTTGTGCGGCAGCCTCTTCCTTGGCTTTCTGTGTTGTTTGTTTTTGTGCTTCTTCAAGTTGCTTAATCTCTTCAATTAGTAACTTGTATGTTGTTCTAAGTTCCTTGTTCTTGCCATTCAATTGATCTGTAACTGCAACACCTGGACGAAGGATTAAATCCAAAGGACCCAAATCTAACAAATCAATATATCTCTTGTTCAGTTCATTGATTGCATCCTCTGCCTTAATGGCACCATCTTTTACCTGCTCTAAAATCTTTTCAGG